TAGCCTAGTCATAGGCATAGATACATCTGGGTCTATTGGTACGAAGGAGTTGAATACGTTCTTATCTGAGGTGCAAGCCATAGCTAAGGATGTTAATCCCCAGAAGGTAGATCTTATCTATTGGGACAGCGAGGTGGCATCACATGAGGAGTACGACACTTGCACACTACCTAACATTGTTAGTAGTACCAAGCCTAGAGGTGGTGGGGGTACTGATCCTACTGCACTACAGGACTACTTGATTAAGAACAACATAGTACCTGAGTGTATCGTGATGCTAACGGATGGGTGCATAAATGACTGGGGTACTGAGTGGAACGCACCAGTATTGTGGACTATATGTGGTAACTCACGAGTCTACGCACCAGTAGGTAAGACTGTTCACGTTAACGACTAAGGAGAGATGAGATGAGTAAGGTCATAGTTGAGTTGGGGTATAACAAGTATCTACTGGATACTAAAGAAGCCGTAGACCTAGTAGAGATTCTGTCTAAGGCAGAGGTATACAAGGAGGTGTGGCACAAGGAGGAGGACGGCGGCACTACGTATCACGTGTATGCCCAAGATAGTGTAACGAGTGCAATGTCAATCATGCCTGACCATCTATGTCGGATGGCTAGGTTAGCTGGTAAACCACTGGAGAAATGAAATGAATATAAGCGAACAAGATAGGCTGAGGCTAGAGAAGTTACTTGCTACTACATACGAACTAGCACTGGGTGTGCAAAGTTATAAGGCGTTTCTTCTTGATGATGCTAAGGAAGCATACGAGAACGCTACTAAGACTGTGGTAGGGCTAGAAGCTATTATTAACGAACTAAGAAAACAACAGGAGACATAACATGGGAATCACATCAAGCGCAATGCTAGTAGAACTTAACCTAAGTGTATGGACTGCTAGTAAGTTGGATAAGACTGAGACGAGTAAGGTTACTACTAACAACTCGGCAGTAAAGGGTGCGGCACAGGTACGTAAGAATCTTATGGCGGGTACATCCTACCGCAAGGACATAGCAGACTACGCAGCAGGGTGTAGGCTATGGCATAACTCTCGAACTCTACCGTGGGCTGAGAAGGGTGCGCGGCTCATACCGACTAGCCTGTTCATGGACTACAAGAGTGAGGCTAATGTTAGAAGGGCTACGTTCGACAAGATGGTTAACGAGTTCATCACTGTATACCCTAGCCTTGTCCAGACTGCACAGAACTACTTAGTAGGGTTGTTTGATCCGACTGACTATCCTGATGCTGAAGTAGTACGAAGCAAGTTTGGATACAGGCAAGTGTTCTCACCAGTGCCAGAGTCAGGGGACTTCCGACTACAGGTGGCTGACCAAGACCTACAAGAACTACGTGAGCAGTACGAGGAGTCATTCAATAGCCGGATCGCTGATGCTATGCGTGAGCCGTGGGATAGGCTACATAAAACTCTTACGTCTATATCAAGCAAGCTGACTGACGTAGAGGGTGACGAGGAGAAGAAGCGGTATCACGATACCCTTATCACTAACGCACAAGGACTATGCGCTATGTTGACGCACTTAAACATAACCAAAGATCCCAAGCTGGAGGATGCACGCCGTCAACTGGAACTAACAATGTTAGGTGCTGACATGGATATGATTAAGGAAGACCCCCATGTGCGTAGTGTCATGAAGGACAAGGTAGATAATATTCTTAAACAATTTGAGTGGTAAGGAGAACAACATGGCGAGTTCAGATTATAAAGACGTAGCAATACTAGAGATGCCTAACATAGTAGTACGTATCGAAATAGATACTATGCTACCCGATGCTAACATTGGGGCTACCGAGGCTATGACACCCTACTTGATAGCCCTAGCTACAAAGAAACCTAACTGGAAATTCGTAGGTGTACAAGGGTGGCACATACCACATGATGAGGTTGGAAAGACATACGAGGCGTATAAGTTCAACGTATGGGAGGGTAAGTCTAAGTTAGGTAAGATATACACAGATAGGGGTAGGACAAGGAAGACAACTTACTATGCAGAGAACAACCGCATAACACAGAAGCGAGATCGTGGTAGTGCTATGTTTACTACTAAATTAGATAAGGCTATCAAGAATGTATGCAAGGAGTTCTACCCCGCCACTACTACAGAGATAATGGCTTCAGCTATAAGTAAGGCACAAGGCGTGATGCAGGATATATATGGTGATAAGGTTAGGGGAGTTGATAACAGGATGCAAAGGATACTCAAAGGTTTAGAGTCCTACGTGCTAGACAACTGGGAAACTATGTCTGTAATAGCTGCTAAGAATTGTCCGAAGGAAGTTAGTGAACTACCCCTAGCATTAGAGGAGAAGTATATAGCTGTGGGTGTAAAGGCCGCATTTGATAGCAGTGGGGGTACTCTAGTATCGTTAAATGGTAGTGAGTACGTTACTGCTCACGGTACGTATACCACGGATACATTACCCGTACATATTAAACAGGGGGTGGGTATGCTTAAGTTAGTAGATGCGGGTCAGTGCGTACGAGACGTAGGGTTTAGGGTAGATGCAGATACATTCTTTGTAATAGGAGTTATACAATAATGCACGATAAAAGAAGTAAGGATGAACGGCAACCTATGTTGCATATTAATGTCCGACTGCCAGAGGATGTAGTAGAGTTTTATAAGCAGTATCCTAACTACACGCGGAAGATGCGGGATGTGTTGATTAAATTTAAGGAGGAGCATGATAATGGCGCACATAACTAGAGATGAAACTAAGGATCGTAACCCCTACCTCAATGCACCACGCAGTGGGATCATGGGTACTAAATCTTGCAAGTGGCGGCGGGATGACAGGATACTTTCTGCGTGTTGCCAAGTAGGTGCAGTGTTGATTTGTATTCTTTTAGTTGCGGGTATGGTATACATCGTAGTGTAACGGAACTCCCAGTGTGCGGTGGTGCTATAACACACACAGTTTATATTAGCTGAACACTTTCATGCTTGCGTGTCTCCCAGTCAAAGGATAAACCGACTCGCCCCCGTAAGGGGCTTTCTCACTGCCTAACATTGTTAGGCTGTCCCCAGAAAATATTTATTGTCTAGTGTTTGACAAACTCCAAAAGTATGTTATTATATTTACATGGCTACTACCCCCGAAAAGAAAGTAAAAGATAAAGTAGTTAAGATACTTAAGGAACACGGTGTCTACTATTTCTTCCCTGCAACATTTGGTATGGGGCGCAGCGGTGTGCCTGATATTGTATGTTGTGTTGATGGTAAGTTCATGGCTATAGAATGTAAGGCTGGTGCTAACAAGACTACTGCCCTACAGGATAGAGAGATAGCTGCTATCAATGCGGCAGGGGGTACGGCCTACGTAGTAAACGAAGACAACATAGATGCGGTCACTGGGTTCATAAAGATAATGAAGGGGATACTAAATGACTAAAGCAATCGAAGTGAAAGTGACTAAGTTTGGGACAGTAACTAGAGAGGGTACTCTTGTTGAGTTAACCCAAGGCGACATGATAGAAGCCCACAACGAATTAGTGAGTAGCTACATGGAACTAAGGGATGAGTTTCTTATACTGCAAAAGCAATACAACGAACTTCTGCTGTCGATGATAGTTCCCACGGAGAATATACAATGAAGTTAAAAGAAGTAGTACTTAAAGCACCAGCGAAGATGGTAGGAAGAAAGTTAGCAACTAGCACTAGAGGGCATGGCACTTCCGATGAAAAGGACTTCCTCAATGGCATAGGTACATACTCACCGAACATACATTACAGTAGGCGTAGGTATGTAGAGGAGTACATGAAGACAGCACTGGTACGTGTAAGGTGGGGAAACATGGATAAGCAAGAAGTGTTAGAACATTGTCAGAAACTTTTACTTAAACTAGGAGATTCAAAATGGTAGTCAAGAAGAAGATGGGTAGACCAGTAGGCGCAAAGAACATGAAACTAATAGCGGTTGGCACCTCCAATGTAGCGATGAAATCACTGCTGAAAGCACCAGCAAGTTTTAAGGATGTACGTGCAGAAGGTGAGCGTTTACAGGCGGATGAAGAAAGACTAATGCAGTTGATAGAACTACAACGTATGGTTAAGTCTTTAGAGCATCAAGCTATCGGCTACCGTGCAGTTATATCTTACCTAGAACATACCATATCAAGTTCAGTAGACAAGTAAATGGATCTTATAACACTGGATTTTGAAACCTACTACGCTACTGACTACGGTCTTAGGAAGTTTACTACGGAGGAATACATCCGGCATAAGTCTTTCGAGGTCATAGGCGTTAGTGTAAAGGTTAACTCCGAAGAAGCCGTTTGGTTCTCAGGTACTAAGGAACAGACCAAGCGGTTCTTAGATGGTTATAACTGGGGTTGCGTTGCTATTGCTCATAATGCTGTGTTCGATATGGCTATACTTAACTGGCATTTTGATATACGACCCAAGCGTATTGCGGATACTCTATCAATGGCAAGAGCCCTACATGGTACAGAAGTAGGTGGTAGCCTTGATGCGTTAGTAACGCACTATGGCTTGGGAGTTAAGGGTAAGGAAGTACTAAACGCACTAGGTAAGCATCGCATAGACTTCACTGCTGAAGAACTGGAAAGGTATGGTGAGTATTGCAAGAACGATTCAGAGTTAACCCATAAGCTGTTCGGGGTACTATGTTTCAACTTCCCAGTTTCCGAACTTAGACTTATTGATCTGACGGTTCGTATGTTCACCGAGCCTACATTGAGTCTTGATGCGGCTAAGCTGACCGACCACTTACAAAATGTACAGATAAAGAAAGCCAAACTTATGGAAAGGCTTAAGGAAACTAAGGCTGATCTACTGAGTAACCTCAAGTTTGCAGAACTGCTTAAGCTGCTAGGGGTAGAGCCCCCGATGAAGATAAGCCCTGCCACGGGTAAGGATACTTATGCCTTCGCTAAGAGCGACGAGGCGTTCAAAGCACTATTGGAACACGAGAACACTTATGTACAGACCCTTGTGGCTGCTAGGCTAGGGGTTAAGTCTACGCTTGAAGAAACTAGAACTGAACGATTTATAGGCATAGCCAAGCGGGGGTTATTGCCCGTACCACTACGCTACTACGCCGCACATACAGGGCGTTGGGGTGGTGATGACAAGGTGAACATGCAGAACCTAACCCGCAAGTCCCCACTCAAGCACGCTATATGTGTCCCCAAAGGCTTTGTCCTTGTTGACTCCGACTCTAGCCAGATTGAAGCAAGGACGTTGGCTTGGCTTGCCGGACAGGATGACTTGGTAGCGGCATTTGAGAAGGGTGAGGATGTATACTCCATCATGGCATCCTCCATATACAACAAGCCTATAGCCGAGGTAACTAAGGATGAACGGTTTGTTGGCAAGATGACAATCTTAGGTGCAGGGTACGGCATGGGTGCGGCTAAGTTTAAGTTACAGCTAAAGAACTTCGGGGTGGATATAACTGAGGAACAGGCTAGTGGTATCATTAATGTCTACCGTGAAACATACCCCAAAATACCCGCATTATGGAGACAGGCATCAAGGGCGTTAGAGGCTATAAAGGGCGACCAGTCAGCACCGCTAGGGCTTGATGGGGTGTTAATAGTTAGGGGTACTGTAGGTATCCAGCTACCTAACGGGTTGTACCTCAAGTACCCAAACCTACGTGATTGGGCTAATTCCAGCGGTAAACTAGAGCAGGTGTACGACACCAAGAAGGGTAAGGCACTGATACCAAACCGTATCTATGGGGGTAAGGTGATAGAGAACGTATGCCAAGCCCTTGCACGTATTGTAATAGGTGAACAGATGCTGGTGATAAGCAAACGGTACAAGGTGGTGATGACTGTACACGATGCTATAGCTTGCTTAGTACCAGTAGAAGAAGCGGATGAAGGCAAGGCGTTCGTTGAAGGTTGTATGAGGGTTCGCCCTATATGGGCACAGGGGTTACCACTGAACTGCGAGGCGGGGATGGGTCTAACCTATGGGGACTGTTAACTTAAAATATAGGGATTGTAAACTTATGGAGATGCACTACCCAGTAGGAAGTCAGTACGCAGACCTAACAGGTACTGGATCATTGGTAGGATTTGCCGATGAGATACTGAAAGCAACAGAGGCCTTTCGTGCAAAGCGAGATGCGGCATTGGCTGTTATCGCTGCTAAAACTATAGCACTACGTGAGTACAAGCGTGTGAGTAGGGCTAAGCCCGTTAAGCGTGAGACTAAGGCTATGCAGGTTATAGAGAGATACATCAGGAGGAAGCCGGGGGCTACTCGTGGCGAGATCATAATCAAGGCACTAGATAAGTTTAGTGCTGGAATTTCCGCAAGTTCAGTTGGGTATAGTATAAAAGCCCTAGTGGATCAGGGTAGGGTTAGATACATAGGGTCAACTGGCTACCGTAAGTATTTCATAGTAGAGGCTAAGCCATGAGAGATTGGGAAGTTGAGATGGTTATAGATGGTGTAGTCATATCATGCAGCATGGTGGGTGAAACTGCCGCAGATGTTATAGAAGAAATACTAAGTAACGAGGATAACGTAGAGATAAGGAAGATACGGTTAGTACTAAGGACAGTATGATATTCACCATGTACCCAGTGCTAACAAATCCTGATCTATGGAAACGATGCAACAACTGCTTAGTGCATAGGCTAATAGAAGGTGGCGTAACTACTAAGGGTAAGTTCCGTTGTGCTAAGTGCGTAAAGTTAAGGAGAGAAGCCATGATACAAATTAAGGAGCGTAAAAATGCGAAAGTGGGGCAATAGCAGTGAACACAATGAAACATTAATGTACATACTCGCACTGGGGGGTACAGTCGTGGCACTACTAGCCCTGCTTGGTGCTATCTACTTGATAGACATAGTGAGATCGTTATGAAAGACCAAGAATGGGAGGCGTACCTCTACGAGCAAGGCGAAGCAACAGAAGAACCCATGAACGAGGTGAAGGCATTGCGGTTAGCGGCTGGATTAACTCAGCGTGAACTAAGCGTAGCAACTGCTATCTTCCCACTAGACGTAATAGTAAATGCGGAACTTGGTGAGGCACTAACTAAAACACAGTGGGGGGTTGTACAGTACGTGTGCAACGACAGGATAAAGATATTTGCCCGTGATGCGGGCTTAACGATTAAGTTGGGCTAGGCAGACATGCCGAAAATGTCTTGCGGGATTCTGCGTCGGGAAACCCAGTAATCTCGATAGATAACCGCCTGACTTATTCACTTTGGGGAACACATAAGCATTATGACAAGACCAACATATGAGACTAAGGAAGACCTAAGCAGGGAAGGTGATATTTCGTCGTTTCTTGAGAAGAGATGGGGTTGCAAGATGCTTAAAATGCCTATCAGATACCATCTGGATTACGTGGTGCAGAGGGATGGTAAGGCTATAGGTTTTTGTGAGATTAAGACAAGAAACTACACGATGAAATCAATTGGCAATATGGGTGGCTATCTGCTGAGTATTGGGAAGTGGTCATCAGCCAAGCAACTGGTTGACTGTAGCGGGTTGCCATTCATGTTAGTGGTCTGTACGTTAGATGGACTATGGCTTGCAAAATTTACAGAGTTTGTGCCAAAGGATATTCAGGTAAAGGGTAGGACAGACAGGAATGACTGGCAGGATATAGAACCTTGCGTTTTGATAGATACTCTCTTGTTTAAAAAGATCAGCTCACCAGAGGAGAGCACATGAGTGATAGCAGAGATGAGTTAGCAGCAATGGCAATGATGGCATTGGTTATTAAGTACGGTTACAAGTGGGGCGATGATGAAGAAGAGCAACGTATGAAGGGTGCGGAGACTGCGTACAAGATAGCAGACACTATGATTAAATTTAAAAAGGAGAATCAAAATGAAAGATGAAGATGACAAGGTAACGGAAGCAAACTACAGAGACGAATACTACGCAGAGGAAGATGCAGAACTGCAAAAAGAGGAAGAACGTGATGAGATGCGTAAGCAGATGCAAGACGAAGAAATGCGGGAGGAGATGAGGGCAGAAGAAAACGCAGAGATAATTAGAGAAATACAAGCGGAAGAAGAACTAGGATGAATATGTATCAGTACATGATCGCTATAGTTATAGGCGTAGTGTTACTTATAGGTATGGCACTGGGTGGTTTAGTTGTGATGATATTAGGAGGATAAATGGCAGCAAACGATAAGCAAGTAAGCGGCACGCACTACAAAGATAAGGACATTCAACCTTGGGACTACATAGCTGCTAACAAGCTAGGTTACTTTGAAGGTAACGTAGTGAAGTACGTTAGTAGGTGGAAGAACAAGGGTGGTCTAGAAGATCTAAAGAAGGCTAGGCACTACCTCGATAAGCTAATAGAACTGAATAGATAAGTGAATAGATAAGTGAATAGATAAGGAGGGGATCATGGAAACATTACTGCTGTGGTTAAGTCTGGTAGTGTACTTTGAATCAAGAGGTGAACCCGCTGTATGTCAGCAAGCAGGAGCGCATGTGGTGCTTAACCGCACTAAGGATGGGGATGTAGCTAAGACAGTACTAGCACCTTTCCAATTCTCATGGGTTCCTGAGAAGATGCACAACGGTATACTGAAACCTGAGCATAGACCCAA